TCACGAGGACGTGCTTGCCGCCGATGGTCGGCAGGTTGATTTCCTGCTTGATAGCGCCATTGACAACGTACTTGTCATACTCGACGAGCGCCAGCTTCTTATACGCGGCGAAAATCTTGCTGTGCATCACGATGAGGCCGAGGCCACCCGCCATATCGCCAAGCGCAGCCTGCTCCGCGTCAATGTGCGTCGTCTCGTTGATCTTGTTCGCGTCGGCGATGGTGCCCGTCGTGATGGAGAGGTCGGTCACATGGTCGGAGAGCGCGGAAACGCCCATGACCGCCTGTGCAACGTTCATCATCTCGTTTTCCCAGACCTGCTTATAGTAGCTCTGAACGCTGGCCTTGATGCGGGAAATCGGGTCAGCGCCCGTCAGTTCCTTGGTGAAATCCTTGGCTTTGAAAGCCTTCATGCGCTGAATCAGCATCATCGTCTGCTTGCTGCCGGAAATCTCAACCGGGGTGTTATCGGTCATGCCGTCGTTGTTCAGAGCGCCCATGTTGCTGTCATGGATGTTCAGCGGGGTATAGATCGGCATGGTCGCGACGTTGCCCTTCGCGCCGATAGCGTCCATGATGCTCTGGTCATTGCGGATAACGCCGGAAGCCAGAATCGGGTTGCTCCAATACTCGGCCTCGGCCATCATGTCGGTGAAAACTTCCTCGTCAAAGTAGAAGCCGCCGAAAAGTCCAGTCCTTGCCATCTTATATCATCCTTTCTTGTCGTTACTTGGAGAGCTGCTTATAAAGCGTCTCGTTCTTCTGCTTCAAGGCCACGCGCTGCTCATAGCTCATGGTTTTGAAGCTCTCCTTCGTCGGGGTCGGTTCGCCGCCGTCACCGCTCTTGAGCTTGTTGGGCTGATAAATCTGATAGCCGTCGCCGTTCCCGCTGTCCGTCTCAAACATGGTCGGGAACTGGGTTTTCAACCCGGCCAGCTTGTCGTCCCAGCCCTTGATTGCGCCGTTATCGTCAAGCGTCAGCGTTTCGCCGTCGTGCTTGAGCTTTTCGTTCAGCTTGTACGCGAGATAATCCACGTCCTTCGCCTTGCTGGAAAGCAGCTCGACCTTGATGGCCGCTTCGAGCTTGGTCTTTTCAAGCTCCGCCTGAAGCTGCTGCACCTGCGTTTCATACGCCGTGATCTTCTGCTGCAAGCCTTCCTGCCCCTTGGTGCCCTTCTTCAGCTCTTCAATGAGCGCGTTTGCCTCGGTGAGCTGCTGCGCGGTCGCGTCATTCTGGGTTTTCAGCTTGCCGTATCGGATATCAAGGTTTTCCTCGCCCGCCGTGAAGATTTTGTTTTCCTTCATCGCTGCGAGAATGTCGGCCACGGTTTCGTCAGAAATGCCTTTCGCCTTGAGAATTTCGTTGATCGTCATAGATGCCCCTATCCTTTCTGATATACGCTTTTAACGTGGGTCGTCCACGTTTTGAGACAGCGCCCGCTTTTACGTCCCGGCGCTGGACGATGCAAAAAAGGCGCATTGTGCGCCGTTATGCCTTTTTCGGGATTTTGATGGTTTGCCCAGCGAGAATCTTGTCGCCCTGCATGCCGTTGAGCTGCTTGATCTCTTTGTATCGGTTGCCCCTGCCAAGCATCTTTTGAGCGATGCGCCAAAGCGTGTCGCCCTTCTTCACGGTGTAGAGCGTATAATCCGCGCTTTCTTCGGGTTCTTTGGGTTGTTCCTGTTTCGGCTCTGCCGCTGTCTGTACGCCATACGCCGGACGGCCATAGCCACAGATTCGACCGTGGGAGAGGGGATAGCTCTTTTTGAAAACTCCGCCGCCGTTTGCGACCACGCCGCTCGCGCCGGATGTATTGCCTTCGACCGTATAGACGCGGCTGCCATCTACCTTGTAGACAAGGCCAGTATGGGTTTCGCTTCCGTAAGTGCCAAAGAAGATTTGGTCTCCAACCTGTGGGGAATGGAAGAACTGTCCCTTTTGCTCGTAGTATTTACGGCTCCACTTGACACCAGCGCCCGCGTTGTTCTTGCTCACCGTCGGCTGGAAGGTCATCTTCAGCGCCGCCAGCTTGCCGTATGCCTGTACAAAGCACCAGTCCACAAACACGTCGCACCATGCCACGCCCTGTTTTCGGCCATTGTAGAAGCTGATAGCGTCAAGGTCGCGCGCATATTTGGTGATATTCGCATCTCCGGCGTTGGCCGTCTTATCGTCCAGCGCGTTTCTGCTGGTCTTTTCCAGATAGCCGACCTCCGCGAGGGCGATATTCAGCACCTTTTGTCGGTCATACATCTTCATCCGCCCCTTCGTCGAGCGTGTCCAGCTCTTCCAGCGTTTCCTTGTCGTCCTTGCACTCCGGCAGTCCGGCAACGGAGGTCAGCAGGGAAAGCACGCCCGCCAGCGCCGCAGAGGACGCGACAAGCGCCCAATTCACGTCGCCCATAGCGGCAGACGAGCCGCTGGTTGCGATGGCTGCCTGTGCCACCGTCTTGATGGCGCGGATTCCGGCAGCCTTAAACCAAACTTTGAAGCAGGGTTTCATGGTTCATATCTCCTTTCAAATCCAACATAAAAAGACAGCCGTGTTTGACTGTCTTTTTTGCATGAAAATAGCACCATTCGATTGAACGGTGCTTACTTCAAAACCTTTTTGATATCATCAATTTTGATTTCTTCCGTGTATGTGTCTCCGTCTTTATCTATATCGGCCAGAAACTCGCGGCCTTCGTCGAAAATCTCAACGATAGAAGCCCGGTTTCCATCCTTCAGGAGAACGCGGTCATATTGTTCGATTTTCATTCCTTCGGCCTCCTTTTCGTTACATAGATGCTCGTCATTCTCTTGCCGCCGTTCCCATCATCAATCCACGCAGTCAGCACATTGGCCTGTTTTCCGTTCAGGCCAGTGAGCAAAAGGATTTGTTCGTATCTCATGCCGTGGCCAGCATCGCCTTTTTCGATAAATGCCTCATCGTCAAGGTGATCGAGAACATCCTGTATAAGGGTTTCAGCATCGCGCAGCGTATAGCCCAGCGCCTTTTCAAAAGCAGCAGCTTTGTCAGGCGCTTTTTGCGGGTTCAGAGCATAGCCAGATAGTTTCATTTGGGGAATGGCGAGTTTGCGCTTTCCTTCGTATCTGATTATACCACTTTTTCCAGTATTTTCAACGGTTTCAGCCGCTTTCATGTACTTCTTTTGGAAATCCTCGAAGCTCTCCGTCTTATCCAGTCCGAAGAACTCCGCCCGCTGCTTCAGCGTCGCCAGCTCATCCGCATCCAGCGCCGCCCGTGCGCGGGTCAGCGCCACGCAACGACAGTTGCAATCTTGCGACGGGTCGCCGAAAGCGCCCGGAATATTCACCTTTATCCCATTCACCTCGAAGGGTTCATCCGTCTCCCGAATTTGCCCGTCAAGCTCCCGGTGCAGAGGCCGCGTCTTGCCGTCAAGGCTTGCGTCCCATTGCTTCACAACATCCGCGCCCTTGGCCTTTGCAGCCCGTCGCGCGTCCTCAGCGGAGGCTTGCTGGATTCTGTGGCCTTCGGTGCGGACAATCCGCTTTGCGTTGGCAAGCGGCAGGGTGGAAAACATGGACACGTTCCGCGCAATCTGGTCATAGGGTAGGGAAGAGGCAAGCCCGCGCGTGATTTCCTCGCGGACGTGCTTCTTGAGCTTGTCCATATCATAGCCCAGCGCCGCGTACAGGTTTGTGGATAGCTTGCTGTCCGTGACAACCGCCTTCACCGCCGCCCGCTGGTCAATGGGCGTTATGATGGGGATTCCCTGCCCGTGCAAGCCGTACATCGTGCCGACATACGCTTCCGTGTAGCTGTGGGAAAGATAATCCTGAATGCTGCTGAACTCATCGCCTTGCAGCTTATCCAGAATAGCCTCGATTTGCGCCTTGAGCGCCTTCTGGTACTGGATTTGATAAGCCCGCGATTGCGTCAGCTCATCGCTTTGCAGCATCCTGATTTTATCGTTGATGTCCCGCAGCGCCCGCGCATACTGGCGCTTGAGATCAAGCAGCACGGCCTTTTCGTTGTCAAGTTGGCTTTGGATGACCTCTTTTTCGGCCTTATTCACCGGAAATCACATCGCTCTGCTCGCCGTCCCCCGGTTGCTCCGTCTCTTCAGGCTTAACCAGCATTCCGGTCAGCTCGACATAATCCTCATCGCTGATGCGACCCATCAAGAGGAAAAGGTCGAGCTTTGCATACATATCATCGTATGTATAGCGGCTCTTGGTAATCAGGATTTTGCAAAGTCTCGCGGTCGTGCTCATGTTATGCCTCCAATTCTGCCGTAAGTTCGGCGTACAGGTCATTGATGGTCTTTTCGGCTTTTCTCACGTTGCATTTGTAGGTTACTTCCATCCCCGCGCCGTCGCTCGCTTGCACCACAGTGTCGGGCGCGTAGGTAGTCAGCGCTTTGTAGGCGGCGATTTCAGCCGGAGTGAGCGGGGTTTCAATGGGAGTGGCGAGTTGATATACAACATCTACGTCAAGAGCTAAGGCTTGTAACTCTTTTGCGGTATAAAAACTTCCATCTGGCTTTTCCACGTTTTTCAAATACAGTAAATTGCCCATAACGCAGGAAGTCCACGATATATAAGGTGTTATGCTTATAATGCAATTAAAATCGCCAGGTTCCCCTTTTTTGTCATCAATGGTTATTCTTATGCGATACTCTTCATCAACAGTGCCGTTTTTTGTATTGACTTGCGCTTTCCAAACCCTTTGCACCATCACCCCCCTTTCCAAGTCCACCTCGTCGCACACCCATTGCTGCCCATTTTCATCCGTGTAGTTGCCGCCAGAGGTGACAGGGATGCCGGGTAAGCCATTGGGAGTGGGTAGAGTAAGGAGCTGTTCGCGGTAGGGTTCATAAGATGTAGCTTTTGAACCCATTTCCAGCTGGACATCATATACTTTATCTCCCGCAACGGTGTCATATAAAATAAAACCTACGTTTTCTACATCTCTTTCGGGAACAAAATTAACAAAATCAATGTTTGCAAATACAATGTTGTTGTCTTCACCATTCGTGTATTTTAAACATACAAATTTATAGTTTGAAATACTAACTGTGGTTTTTAATGAAAATGTGTAAGTATTACCCGCTTTTAAACGCAACGGTCTAACACCAACAGAAGCAGATGTTATGTCTACTTGCATAGTAGATGTTGTTGCTATATATGTTCCTTTTTTTTGCTCGACGTTTCCTAATGATAATGTTTTAAAATTATCCCATAAATTTTTTCCTCGTACCTTAACCGCCACGCTCCCGCTGTCACCCGCGCTCACGATCGGCGCCGGGTTGTCCGGGCTGGGCGTGCCGTCCTGCGTGCTCTTGCCGTAGACGTGTAACGCTTTTAGTGCCTTCCCGCCGATGCAGTTCTCCAGCATGAGGGGATTGCCGGAAAGCGTCACATCCTCGCCGGATGCAGCCTCGAAAAGAATCTTATCCTCTCTTGTGATGGGTTCGGGCAGTTCGTCATCCCATACGCCCGCCATTGCCGCCACGTACTTTTCAAGGCGCGTGTTGGGCTTTGGCGGCACGATGGACTTATCGCGCACGGATGCAATCAGCTTTTCGAGGGTCGTGTGCAGCTCTGGTCGGGTGTCCAGATGTCCGCACGCATAGCAGCAGCATTTTTCCAAATTTCTCAACGGTTCCGGCATATCTGCCGAGCTATCCGCCAGCACCCGCAGAAATCTTTGTAATCTTGTAATCGGTTCAATGCTCATGGTTCATCACGCCTATTCTTCCAGATTTGCGTTGTCAAGCTCTTTTTGCACCTGATAGAGCGGCATCCCGGTTTCGTCCTCCTTCGGCACCTTGTCCTTGATCTCGTCATAGTCGATTTCAAGCTGCTCGCAGATGAGTTTCAGCCGGGTTTCGTCGTCGATGGTAGATGCGAGGCTCAAAATGGTGTTGATCTCTGCCGCCCGCCGCTGGGCTTTGGTCAGCTCAATGGTCGCCTGTTCCGCTTCGTTGACGATGGTTTCACGCTTAAAACAGAAGTAAACGTCCGATTGCTGATAGTCCGTGCCGTTATCATGGTTAATTTCCGCAAGCACGATTTTCAGCATCCGGCGCATGAATTGCTTCAAGCGGATTTCGAGCATGTTGCACTTGAGATCGAGCAGCGAATAGGCCGCCTTGATGGCGATGCTCACCGTCGCGCCCGTGTCCTTTAGGCTTTCCATGTTCACGCCCATGCCAAAGCGGAAAATGTTCTTTTCGTCGGTTTCCATCTTGGCCTTTCGCGCCTCGATGGGAATGTCCACCGTCTGCACGTTGACGTTTCCGCCTTCGCCCACGCCGACAACCTTTTTCGCCCGGATGTTCTTCATCAGTTCGTCGAGGTTGTCCCCATCGAAGCCTGTGACGACATACAGCGCCTCGTTTGTGTCCTCGATATTGTTGGAGAGGCCACAGTTCATCACATCGTAATCGTCAATCATGGCTTTGATGGTGGCAATGTCGCTGCGCTGCTTGCGGTTGTTATCCAGCCGGATAAAGGGGATTTCGCCATAATTGCCCATATAGAGCTTTTCGCCCTTTTGATAGAGAATGTGCGGCCTTGGGTTGTCCTTTTCCGATTCATCCAGTTCAATTTCGCCGTCCTCGATCTGGGTATAAAACCACGTCTGCGTTTTGTCCCACACCTGAATCCGCTTGATGGCGCGGGGATCCTTATCGAATCGGTCAATGTACCAGTAAATCAGATAATCGCACTGGTCAGCCGTTTCTTTGGCTCGTACTTCGACCACGCCGAGGCTGTCCGCTGCTTGAAAGTGCGTCTTCCCGTCCTCACCCTTGAAGGCATAGGCATATTCAAAGCCCTTGACGATACTCCCCGTCAGGATTTCGTTCAGCTCTGCGATGAAATCCTCGTTCTCGTTGAAGTAATCGTCAAGCTCGTTTTGCAAATCCGGGTCATCCGAGCGGATAAATCCATCATTGCAGGAAAGCAGGTATTGAACCGCTTGATCGGCCAGCTCCCGGAAGAAGGGATGCGGGATTTTCGTGTTCACCTTGGTTATATCTTCTTCCAAAACGCCGTCGGCATTGAAAAAGAAAATCCTCTTTTTCAGAATGTCGTGCTGGCCTTCATAATACCGCTGGCCAACCATCGCAAGCTGCTTTTTCTTGCTGCACTTGTCAGCCTCGATAAATGTTCTGATTTCCTCGACCGTCAGCATCGGTTTCACCGCCTTTCACTCTTTCTCATGTCATCCAGCCCCGCGCCTTCCGCCACGATTCCACGCCGTACCGCAGCGCGGCCATCGCATCATCCTGAAAGGCCACGGGTTCATCCAGATACTCGCCTGTTTGCTCGTTCTTCTGCCATTTCCATTGTTGCAGCTCCTTGATCGTATTCACGCATGACGGGTGAACGTATATGTGACGCTGCTTGAGCCAGTCGATTTGCGCCTTGATAGAGCCTTTCGCGCCGCCCTTGTCAACGCCCTTGGCACGATATCCGGCTTTCTTCCACATGCGGATTCTGTCCGGCTCTGCGCTGTCACACCACATCATCCTGTTTTTCGGAACATCCGTATCTTCCGCCATCTGGATGATTTCGGATGTGTCCTTCTCAAAGACGTATATCTCCCGCATGATGTAGATATCGTCATCCTTCTCGCCGAGCGTCAAGATAACGTTGGCATGATTGAAACCGAAGTCTTGGCCAATGGCAACATCGTGATAATCCTTCATGTCTTGGGAAATCTCGCTGACCTCCCAGTTGTGAAGAATCAGACCGCCAATTTCGCCCCACTCGCCGAGGCCGTATATGGTATAACCTTCCGGGTCTACGATCTTTCGGCGCTCCATACGCGCCCGGTATGCGTCATCAATGAAGCGGTTATTCAGATAGGTGCTATGATGGCAAAGCACATTGTCATCGTGCATGTCAAAATAGACACGCTTTATCCAGTGGTTCTTATTGACCGGGTTGAAGGTCATGCGAATCTGGTAGAATTGTCCCGGCGGCAGCTCGCCGCGCAGACGGTCGTCGATGATTTCAACGTCCGCTTGTGTCAGCTCCGTGGCCTCTTCGCACCAAACGTCTGTCAGCTTGCCGCGCTGGAATGTGATGGATTTCAGCTTCTCACGCTGGCGCTCGTCGTTCATCCCTCGGAAGATGATCTGATTTCCATTGTGGCGGCAGGTCAGCTTCAGCGGCGACATTGTAATCGCCCAATACTGGTCGGCTTTATCGCCAAACATGCGATAAATCGCGCCCGTCAGCTCGGCAAAGGTGCTGTCGCGGTTGGTGATATCCGACTTGCGAATACACACCAGATTCCGCCCAGCGTCGCGCATCAGGCGGAGGATGTAGTTTTGCGCCGTGTCCACGCTCTTTCCTGAACCCGCCGAGCCTTTCATGATGATGTACCGCTTTCGGCTTTGGTCAACTTCGCGGAAGATGGGGTTCGCCTTAACCGTTATGTTCACAACGCATCAACGCTTTCAAATGCTTTCATCATCTTTGGAAACTGTAAAGCAATCCAGTCAACCATTTCTTCGTTCTTCGCCCATGCGCCGCCATAGTCAAGCGAGCTTGAGCAAAGGCCGCTTTCATTGAAAAAGGCGTGAACGATTTCATGCCGCAGGGTTGCTTTTTCGATCATTCTGCAATATTCAGGCGTTTCATCCGCATATCCCGGATATGTCTGTATATTGCACATGACGATTTCCTTGGTCACGTTGTCACAATAACCGTCCGCCATGTTTTTCTTGAAATACGGCTTTTCGTCATAATCGAAAAACTCAATACTATATGGCGTTCCCAGAACGTCAACCGTCATTTTCTTCTCCATAATCCACCTTGATATTCAGATTCATGTCCACATCCGCGTCCACTTTGTCGGTATAAATGCCGTATGCCTTGCCCAGCAGCTCCGCCGCCTTGTTGCTGTCCTGCAATCTGGCAGGGATTTCGACAATTTGCGGCGTTTCCTTCTTCACCGTTTGCTTGCGCATCTTGCCTTCACCGTCCGGCACATAGGAGGATGTTTCCTCCGTGCAGGTGACGACGACATGCTCTGCCTTTTCCCGGCGCATGACCGCCGTTAAATACTTCATAACCTCATCTTGGTCGGCGATGAGCGCCGCTTCCTTTTCGGCCATCCGTTTGTCGATGTATTCGCGCAAGTAAGGTTTGGATAGGTTTTCAGTTGCAATTTGCTTTGCGGTTTTCTTTGAATATCCGGCTCGGATTGCAGCTTGAGCGCCGTTCATGTCAATCAGATATTCGTCGCAGAATCTTTTTTGCTTGTCGGTCATCTTCACCACAATCCTCGCCTCCTTTCATGTCAAAAACCGTTCAAGTGGTGCTTTTTTGAACTCATTTTTGAATGTTTCCTTGATTTTCTTCATGTCGCCCTTGTAAAAGACAAGCACGTTTTGATGAACCTTCGTCACCTTCCGGCTTGCGGAAAACGCGCCCCCGGCTCGCATCGGTGCCGTTGAATACTGGTTGAGCAGGATGGATTCGTTATACAGATACAAGCCGTTTTTGATGAAAAGCCGCTTTGTCAGGCCGAGAAAATCCCGATATGCGCCCTTGCTGTCCCGGATATCCCCGACGACAAACACCGCAAAGCGGTTATCCTTGAGCTTCCGGCAGCTTTTCCCGATGATATCGCTGTACGCCATGCAGAAATCCGCATAAGACATATTGGAGAGGTCGAGCGGATGGTCGCTGTATTTCTCCAAATTGTGATAAGGAGGACATGAAAAGACCAGATCGGCGCTGCCGTCTGGTATATAGTCATTCATATTTCTGCTATCATCGCAATGCCACGCCGGACATACGCCCAGCGCGTCCGCATTCATCTGGTTTGCGTCCACCTGTCGCTGTGATAGGTCTATCCCGATATAGTGCCGCCCCAGCAGCTCGGCCACAACGCCGCGCACAGAGCCGCCCGCGAACGGGTCAAAGATCAAGCCGCCCTCGTTGCTGTACCAGTTATAGACGATTTCGCAAAGCACCGGGTCAAATATTGACGTTCCCGTGAGGTTCATGCCTCTCTTTTGCGCCAGTTCTTTGATACCGCCACGCAAAAGGTGGTCATCCCGGCCAACGTCGCTATGCAGCCCGATGTCCTTCCATTCCTTTTTCCGTTTCTGCCAGTACCCTTGACGCGTATCAAATACAGATACAGGTGGGGCAGAGGTAAAGCTCCTGCAATTTACCCATGATGCACCGCCTTTCGGTTCCACGCAAAAAGCCCGGCAGGAAATGGTGCTTCCCGTCGGGCTTATCGCTTTGTTCTCTTTGTTCGCTTCGCGCATTATAATATTATCACACGACACATAGGAACTTCAAGGAACTTTTAGGAACAAATAGGAACTATCGAAAATTTTTTTTGCAATTTTCCCGCTTTTCGGCTTCCTCAAGCCGTTTCTGTGCCTTCAGCACCTTGTCGAACTCTTGCAAGGCTTGTCCGTGCATCTTCGTCGCCCAGCGGTATGTGCAGCCCATATCCTGCGCAATGGATTCAAAACTCATATAGCGGATATAGCGCATGTGCAGGATTTTGTAATAATCCGTCCGCGTAATCTGCGAGAGCATGGAAGATGCCGCTTGTTTGAGCGCCACAAACTCATCAATTTTTCGGTTGATTTCGTCCTGCAAATCCACAATTTTCGCAACGGTATCGCCGAGCTTGTCCCCGTTGCCGCCGCCAGCGGCTCCGCTCATGCTGGGCGTTATCCGGCGGACAAGATCGTTCAGCCGTTCCATTTCCTCCAGCTTGCTGTCAATCAGCACGTCGTACCATTTGATTCTGTTCAAGTAATCCTTGGCCTCGCTCATCTTTCACGCCCTCCCGTATGCAGACATAGGCGAAAACCCCGCCCGGATTGATTTTCTGAATGAAATCCCATGCCGCGATGATATCCTTGCACTGGTGCTCCGTGTAGACGCGCAGCCAGTTTCCAAAAGCGTCGCGCCCGACGGCCTCCACCAGCCAGACCTTTTCTTTATCCATGCGCATCCCCGCTTTCGAGCTTGAAGCGGAACTCACCCTGAATCTCTGCAATGGTTTCCTGTAATCCAAGCGGGAGCTGATAGCGCATCTGTTCCCGCTTGGCTTCTGTCTCAAAGATTTGCTGAAATCGCCGCGTGTAGTAGCCGATGTCCTCCGTGTCGCAGAGGTTTTGAAAGCCCAGATTCTTCACGGCCTTCCGCGTGATGGGGTCGAGGCTCTCCATTGCCTCCGCTGGCCTGTATCGGCCATAGCGTTTGATGGCGAGATTGACCTGCATCCAACCCTCCGACCAGTCCGGCGCATCGCCGCGCTTGACATCGACGGCCATTTCGCGGATGTCGGCGATGGTGGGCGACCACTTGCTTGTCGATACCCACTTCCGCAGCGCCGCTTGCGCGATCTGCATGGGGATATCCGCAAGCTCCTGATACCATAGCTCTATGGCCTGTTCGTTCGGAAGAAGCTGCTCGCGCGGATAGTAGGTTTTCAACGCGCTGGCAAACGCCGCAAATTCCTGTTTCGTCATTCCCGCACACCGCCTTTCTCCACGTTCATGTCCTCCATCACTTTAATTTTCGCTTTGAGGGTCGTGTACTCGTCAATCATCTTTTGGCTGATTTTCGCGTTCAGCTTGTCCCGCTCATCGACCAGCTTTTCAAAATCATCCGAGATAGGGCTGTTTTCGTCCGTGTGCGCTTCCGGCGCATGTGCTTGACCGTTTGCCTTATCCGGCACATGAGAAAGCCCCAGCGCCTTTTTGACAGCTTTCTGCACTTCCAGAAATTCCGTGTCCGGCATGGTCTTGACGTATGCCTCCAGCACCTCGTCGAAACAATAGCCGACCATGATGGGATTCGTCCACATCATCGTCTTGCCGCGCACCATGATTTTGTTTATCGCTGGCTTTTCTCCGAGCTTCAGGCAGGCGCACACATGTTCATCCCGGTTGAGCACCAGCATCAGGCCGTCGCTCACCTTATGCGTCCAGATTTCACCCGGTTGTGGCTTCATGCCGCTGATGGCCTTGAAGGCCGTTTCGTCATAGTAGCCGCTGCCGTTCCTCCTGATGTCTTTGTTTTTCATCCGTTTTCCCCGCCTTCCGCCGCCCAGTTGGCGGCCATGTCGTAGAAATCATTCAGCTCTTCGGCCTTTGTCGGCTTCCGGCTGTAAGATGCGCCCTCCGCCCGCCGTGTGACGGGTTGCGCCTGTGCATCCTTCCGCGCCCAGTTGCGGATGGTGGCATAATGGCTTTTATACGCCTTTCCCGTGCTGGCGATGTAGCCGGAAAGCCGCTCAATCCGTTCTTCCCAGTCGGAAAACGCCTCTTTCAGCTTTTCAAGCTCGTCGTCTGTGAGCAGCACGTTTGCGTATTCCCCGTATTTGTGTTTCACAGGCTTCTTCGGCTTGTGGGAGGGGGAGGGATTGGGCGCGGATGCGCCCATATCCCTATATTCTTTTTCTTTCTCTTTATCTATATCTATATCTTCTTCTGTTGCGTTACTTTGCGTTACTGTAACGTTACATGTAACGTTACTCTGTGCAGCAGCCGCAAGCGCCTTCTGTTTCTGGCGATGAGCGGTCACGCGTTGGCGCGTCTGTTCCCGGATTTTCTCCATGCCTTCGATGTTTTGATACTCGTTCCACCCGGCGATGGAGAAAAAGCCGTTATCGGTGCAGACCATGTTGAGCTGTTCCAGCGCGGTGATGGCGAGCTTGACCGTGTTTTCCTCAAAGCCCAGTTCATCGGCGAGCATCTTGGGCGTGTAAGGGATGTTTTCGGTCAGGAAGATCATGCCTCCAGCATTGCAGCGCCCCGCCATCGTCAGTAGCATCACCCAGATGAGGACGATGTTGTTTCCGTCCGGCAGCTTGCGCAAGTGCTTGATTTTTCGGTTGTCGAACATGTCCGTCGTGATTTTCACCCACTTTACAGCGGCCATAAAATCACCTCCGTTTGCGCTGTTTCGTTTGTGCGCTTATTTTTTCATCATTTTGCAAATTTCCGCGACTTGAAAGGGAAGGAGAACGAGCTTGATGAGGTAGACGGTGGCAACAAAGGCGATGAATAGCCCGCCGCATTTGCTGAAGAAATTCCCGTCCATGAGGTACACGGCAAGCTCCATAAGCTCCTTGTAAATCTCAAACATTGTTATTCTCCTTCTCGTCGGCTTCCCCGGCGTACTCCCAATTTGGGCGCTCCCATTCCATCACGCAATCCCCGCAAGTCGTCCCCGCGAGGCCGTGAACGTTCCGATGCTTACATGCGCCGCAATCGCCGTGCATATAGTCGAGCATGCGGTCGATCTGGCCTTCGAGCTGTTTGATGTAGGCAAGCGCATCCCCACACACATACATGATGCACGGTTCAGTATGGCCGTCATTATAAGGGCAATCCGTGTGCTGCCCGTGACACTCATCCGTGCCGCAAGCGTCCAGCCCTTTCTTAATCTCTTCAGGTGTTTTCATGGCTTGTCCTCCGTTTCCCACGCATCAATATAATCTCGTGGAATTCTCACAACGAAGTTTTGACCGCACTTCACGCAAACGTGAGTAAAAATGTAGTATTCTTCATCATGCTCCGTTTTGATCTGTGCCATCGCGAAGCAATGTCGGCATAACTTCTGCCGAATTTTAGTCATCAGTTTTCCCACAGTGTCACCTTCATCTCTTTCGTGGTCGGCTTCTTCAGCCAACAGCGCCACGTCTTGCCGTAAAGCTCGACCTCTTTTTCTGTGCTCGCAAAGAAAGCGTATATATTGACAAGCCTATCCGTCGGGTCAATAGGCGCAACATACGCCGGGAAAACGATAGGTGCTTCATGCCGGAAAGGCTCATACCATGTGATTCTATCTTCTTGGCACTTCTTTTGCGCTTCCGCCAGCGTCAGCACCCGGTTTCCCGGCTCGATGCGGCGCATCACAGATGCACGAGCTTTCGCCTCAATCTGGCTGTCCGTGCTATCTGCGGGAATCTCAAGCTGCGGAGAGGTGCTATCGCACACCACGCACTGATACCATACGGTATAGATTTCTTTACCGAGCTCAGGCGGTACGATTTGCAGCTCCATCCTATCCCCGCAATATGGGCATTTCGGCGTTTCACTCATGGCTTTCTTCCTCCCAAGGCGTTTTTTTCGTTTCTTCCGCCGTCGGTTTTCTCACCCAGCAGCGCCAGCGGCTACCGTAATCTTCTGGCGGGTAATTATGCTTATCTGTATATAACTGCGCACCATTCGGATAAAGAAATTGCACAAGCTCACCGTTGAAACCAATGGGAATTTCCTGAAAAATGTCGCTTTCTTTCGCAAATTTTACTTCCACCCACATCAACGTCATTTCTGGAAGGTCAGCGTATGTGGCAACCTCGTCGAAGGTCAGCACGCGGTTCTCCGGCTCTGCGCGGCGCATCGCCATTCGGAACGCCGATTCAGAATCAATGCCGATTGGCGAATCCCAGCCGCATTTCGTGCAGGCGTAGCAAAATGCGGCTTTACACAAATGCATCAACTCCATGTCAGCCCCGCATCCGGGGCACTTCGGTGTTTCACTCATGGCTTTCTTCCTCCATAAAATGCGGACACGTATATATGGGACATTCGTCAACCGCAATGCAGCACTCGCAATAGTCATATTTGCATTTCAAGCAAATGCACCCCCGCTTATATTTCAAACAATGCTCGTTATGCTCAGCATCAAACGTGATTTCCTCACCCTTGAAATAATTGCCGTTCAGCGCACTGGCGAGGTTCAAAGCATTAAGGAAATCGCGCGTCACCTGCAAATCCTTCACAGCCTCGAACATGGAGGATGCCCAGTTTTCCGGCAGCTCGTTAAATTCGAGGTTGTCCGCCTCTTCCTCTTTCAGCAGTAAAAGAATGCCGTTCTCGTTGAAAAGCACATGAAACCCGGCTGCAATCCACGCGCGGAAAGGCCTTTCCTGCCTAATCTGAAGATCATACTTCGATTTCGGAACGACAGCCGGATTATCCGCGTTCATCTGCACCAGCAGCATGTCGTCCTGCTTCAAATCACTAAACTTTTTCATGTTCTTCCTCCATCATTCGGGCAAGCATTTCCCGCCCGTCAGTAGCCGTCAGCCGCGCGAAGTGGGCGGAGCAGAAGAAGCGTTCGCAATCGACAATCCTGCAATTTGCCGTATAATTATACGGTTCTTTCTTCAGTCTCCGATATGACCGCCGCCAATCTGCCGCCGCCAGCTTCACAATTCCGACGATAAGCCGCTTTGCGCCTTCGTCGCATATCTTCACGGCTTGCATTTCACGCCTCCATCTTCATCGGCAAAATAGACATATCATAGCCGGATAGAATGAAGCGTCGCGTCTTTTCGTGATTGCGTGCGTTTCCAAGATGGGTGTATATATCGTCAAAATCCGCCTGAGAAAACTCGGTTTCCAAATAGCGATTAACCCCGTCCTGCATAAACCTTTGAAACGCCAGATTTGACTTGGCGGTTCGATACGGTTCTCCCTTGCTGGCCGCTCTTGATAGCCATTCAAGCACCTTGCACTTCACATCAAGCTCATCTCCGCAGGTGGATAAAGAGAAATACTCGTTTGCCTTTTCATGTGCAATAAATTCTCCGTTGTGATTGATAAAGCTGCCCGGAAAGCAGTTCATCAGTCGAATGGCAACGTTTAGATCGAACATTTTACGCCTCCATCATCATCTGCTGAAACCCCGTCTGTTCGGCTTTACGCTCCGGCGGCTTGTCCGCTGCCTTCGGGAGTTCCGGCTTTTCCATCCAGAAGAGGACGTTGGTTTCGTCGATGATCGTGCTATAGAGGGCGGAGCGCCACGTCCCGCGCATCCGCTCCGCCTCCAGCGCATAGCCCCAGCGGGTTTGAATAATCACCCGCTTGCCGTATGGCGGCAGGGTCTTCTTGTCTGCCGTGCTTGTCCACGGCGATTTCTCAACGGTCATGCTTGCTGTCCGCCTCCATCTTCGCCCAGTCCTTCAGATAGCACGCGCTCACAATAAAGGCGACCACGCCGAGGATGATGCCGCCAGCCAGCAGGAGGCAAAAGCCAGTCAGCAGGATGTTCCAAATGTTCAAAATCATGTTTTCCCGTCCTTTCTTTGCTTGAGTAGGTCTTCGCAATAGATAACTTTGCCCTTGGCCGTACAGAGGGCGACGATTCGCCCCGGCCTTTTGTTGATCGTGTTTCTCCGCTCTTGGGGGGGCTTTTTCTTCATGCCGCCTTCCCCCTTAAACCTCCCGGATGCGGAGCTTGTGGAAATAAAGCATCATTTTCCGCTTGAGGATGTATTCTTTTGTCTTAAAGCCCTTCACGTCCTCGACCACATATTCGCCCGTGCGGTGGTCAATATAGGTAAAATCCGCAATGTAGGAAACAGGCGCTTCCACGCGCTTTCCCCTGTATTCTTGAGCAGGGAGCAGGGGAAACTTGACCTGACGTTGCAGCTCGCAGATTTCGCCGCTGCGCTGAAGAAGCTGCAATTCCTTCCATCGGATATATTCTTTCGAGGAATCGAAGGTCACGCCATCCACGACGACCTTCCTTGCCCCGTACTTGCTGGGCTTTGTGTCCTGCCCGTAATAAGCCTCCCATTCGTTTTTCGTCATCCGTTATCACCTTCCGTATAGAGATTTTTGATTTGCTCGACGGCTCGCTTTGCCGCAAAGCGCCCGTTTTCCGTGAGCTGACGCTGCCACGCGCCTTGAGACGGTGCCCAGCAAAAGCCCTCTGCCTTGAGAATGTCGCGCACGTCTGCATCCGGCTTACAAGAAAAGAAAAGCTGAATCCGCATGATGTCCGTATTCTCGACCACCAGCAGCCCGTCCACTCCCTCGACCGTGCTTTCCTTGGTGCCTTCTTCCTTGATGGCGCTGATAGCCTCGATGCGCTTTTCAATCCGCCGGATTTCTGCGCCGTTGTTTTGAAGCTGATAGGGGGCAAAAGGCGCGGAGTTTGTACGCCACGGGCTGGTCATGGCCACCTTGAGCTTTTCAATTTGTTCCGTCGTAAGAAGATCGCAGCCCTCCAGCGTCTTATGCTTGCGATAGAAGGCGTTCACGGCCTTCATGGTTTCCTGCGCTTCCCGCAGGTCTGCGAGCTTGCTTTCCAGCTTCACCAGCACACCCGCGTCCCCGGCCTTGATGCCACCCGTGCCAATTTTGCAAATCTTATCGAGCAGCTTGTCAATATCCGCACGTTTTTGCATGTGCGCATCCATCCGGGCGTTCTGTTTGGCCTTGCGTTTGGCGGAAACGCCATCTCCTCCGGCAATGAAGATGGAGGGGCAAAGCGTCCCGATACGGCTTTCCGTATTCATCCATTCCGCCAGCTTCCGCGCGTATCTGTCCAGCAGCGCGTCGATGGCCTCAGCGTAATCCGGCTTGCGCTGCTTTTCCCGTTCGGCCATTTCGGCGGCGAAATCGCACAGGCCGCGATATTCAAGGGTTTTCTCGCCCTTCTGATAGTCGCTCATCGACATCATTTCATGTGAGAGCCGCGCCGCGCTCTCGTCGATAGAATAGTAATTCATGTTTTCCTCACTTTCTCAGGTTGCAGCAATCGCTCTTGTCGTGGTTCACGCACTCCCGCCAGTAGGCATAATGCTCGGTCACGTCCTCGCAGACGCTCACCTCGTCAAAGCCCGTCACGCGGGATAGATACTCAATCTTCTTTTCAAGCGGGAGATGGAGATATCCGGCATGCTTGACCGTCCATTCCGAATAGTCGAGCGGCAGCCATTTCTTTATCCAGTGGTTCACCCGCAGGAACTCCACGATGATTTTGGGGCATTTGATGGCGTTCAGCCGCTCAAAATCCACGAATTGGGGGAGATAAGGCGAAAGCCTCACGGCCACGTCATAGCCCGCCGCATGTAGCGCCTCGATGGCCGCGATGCGCCGCTCCGTGCTCACGGCCTTCTCGCAGGGAATCCACGTCGTCGTGATCTGGATGTGCGCCTTTTCCCTGTCGAGAATGTCCATGTACTCGCGAATCAGGTCGGATTTCGTCACAATCAGATAGCCGATGCCGTAGGCGTTGAGCAGCCGGAGGGTTTCGCGCGTCACCCGCGCCCGCTCCTCCAGCGGTTGGAAGCAATCGGTCATCCCGCCGAGGCGGATGATGGTGTCTTTCGGAATCTTCGCCATTTTCCGCTCAATCTTCCCGATATCCGCGACGGACGGCTCCACGCTGTTCCAAAGGTTTCGGAAGCTCAAAAGCGATTTGGCATAGCAGTATGAACAATCATGCTGGCAGCCGCAGCCGTATGTGTCCAGCCGCACGTTGTAACGGCACTTGCCGCCCTCGTTTCCGGCGACTTCCTTGTAAAAACTCTTGAACTCTTTCATGCGTCTTGACCCCTTTCTTTTTCTTGGGGTCAAAACGGTTATCTTCCATTCACGGGTTTTCGCAGATATCCACGATGTGCTCACATAGCGCCGCAGGAATGACGCTTCTTTCCTTGCTGCCCTTCAGCCCTTGGGTGCCTGTCCGGCTGCCCCTCGGCGCTCTTTCGTGGCAGGATGCGCCATTCTTGCATGGCGGCCTGAATCGTGGGGCAGGATGATTCGTCCAGATATCAGTCGGCTTCATTCGCTTGTCGCCATATTGGCAATAGGTGACGGTATATCGGGGGATGCCCTTCATCCATACCATTTTTCGCATCCCGCCGCGCGGGTGCTCGATGAACCAGAAGCGCGGCTTGAGCGCCCGTATCAGGTTGAGCACATGCTGGTCAACCTCATCGCAGAATTTCGCGTAATCGCTCACCGGGTCGAGGTTGCCCGTCTCCGGGTTCTTCCGCCTGTGATGGCTGATGGCGGCGATGCTGAACGTTGTACAGTCTGGACTTGCCCAAATCACATCAGGCCGCCCGAACCGCTCCAGAATCATGTCCGCCGTCACCGTGCTCACGTCGGCGCGGAGGCTGATGTTTTCAAAATTTTCTGACCATTCAATGCTGAACGTCTCATGTCCCCGCGCCTCAAATGCCTTGCTGATGCTTCGTGTCCCTGCAAATAGCTCCAATACTTTCATGGTTTCCGGCCTCCCTGTATGGTTTCCGGCCAGAAACGCCTATCTTCCAGCGCTGTCTGGTTTTAGCCCTCCAGCACCTCCCGTCTGTAAGTTTCCATACATCTCTCACACACCCACTCGCCTTCAATGTAGAAGGCCGATTCATCCGTAATCATGCGGTCACACTCTACGCATACAGGCTTGTCCACGGTCAACCCTCCTTTCTTTTAAACGATGTCCTTCGTATCATGGATTTCCGTATGGCCGCAGACAAACGCCGAATTGATTTTCACGTCGCCGGAAATCACCGCAAATCCGCATACTTCCGAATCGCCGCGAACCCACACGCTTCCAGATACCGACGAGCGTTCATATACTCTGGCGTTATCGTGAATCCACGCAGTCCCGGAAATGTCCGCATGCCCATAGCACTGGGCATTGTCGCAAACCCACGCCTTGCCGAACACCTGCGCTTCTCCGCTGACAATCGCATGATCGAACACCAACGCGCTTTCAAAGCATCGGGCAGAATCGCAGACAATCGCCTCGTCGGCAATCCACGCGTTGCTCTCCTGCGCAAGGTTCAGCTCGCTTTGAATCCAGCCGCCCAAATCACCCGGCTTGACGGTATCGCCAGTGTCCAGCTCAAGCTCGATGAGCGCCCGGATGCGGTGCAGCGTCCGGCCTTCCCAGACGCGGGTTTCGTCGGTCAGCTCATACTTTTTCATACATCGGCTTCCTTTCTTTTTCGTCCACGGTCTTGATGGTGAAATCCACCTTCACGCCCATCTGGTCGGCGTACAGGTTAGCCAGCACCGTCAAAATCTTTACCGCCAGTTGTTCTTTCCCGTTCCCGTCCATCTGGACGCTCCTTTCTGCCGTCAGCTCTTGCCAACGAACTTGTTGATGAAATAAACCTGCCCCTTGCCCGTCACCTTTGCCGTGCGGTTATCGACTTTACATCCTTCCTACAAATCTTTAACCCATCGGGTTTTCATTTCGTGCGGAATGTTTTGGCCTTTATCCCGCACACCTGTCCATTTCACACCGCCCGCAATTCCTTCGCACTGAAAATTACTGGCTTTCAGGGACGCTCCATTTTCGGATTGCAAAATGTAGGTAATTACTTTCTTGTACCCCATTTCTTTAGCAATTCTGCAACAAGCCCCGTATAACATGGAGCAGGCGTTTCTTGTGCCGTCAGTACATACACGGTTTATTTCGCAGGTGAGTCCGTCATCCAAATGCCGGGAAACAGGTCTGCCGCAAACGGCAACTCCTACCATATGGTCTTCAACATAACAGCCTATGGCGAACTTACATCCCACCGTGGCTTTATGATGTCTGTGATATTGATTGACAAACTCGCTTGCTTCTCTTAAAGTTAGTGGTCTTATTTCCATCAAGTTTTCTATTCCTTTCTCCTTTCTCACTTTACCGCCAGTTGTTCTTTCCCGTTCCCGTCCATCTGGACGCTCCTTTCTGCCGTCAGCTCTTGCCAACGAACTTGTTGATGAAATAAACCTGCCCCTTGCCCGTCACCTTTGCCGTGCGGTTGATGGTGATGTGGCCGTCGGCGTGGGTGATGGTCGTTTCCTTGACCTCGAAGAGCTTCATTTCCATGCTTCGCTGGGTGGGGCTGTTATACGACGCGCCCTTCTGGCTGATGAGGTACTTGTTTTCCCGCAGCCATTGGAAAAGCCGCTTCTGGCCGATATCCACGCCGTTCTGCTTCAGCAGCTTGGCGAGGTCTCCGATGAGGATGGACGTTTTGCTCGCACTGACCGCATTCGCGAAAAGTGCCTTCGGGTGCATGGCCTCGATTTGCTTCTCCTGCACCTCGATCTGCTTATCCCGCGCCGCGATCTTCCGCTGGGCGACCATCAAGGCGTTGGCCAGCAGCTCGTCGTCCGTCATGGTTTCCTGTCCGGCGATGTAGCCGCCATTTTTTCGGATGCTGGGAAGGACTTCATCAAATACCCATTTTTCAAATCGTTCCGCTGCCGGGAGTTTACTCCGAGCAATAAGGCGGTAAACGTCGCCCTCTGGAATAAACTTTGCATCCTGTTCTCCGCCCGCCGTAAGGAGTCGGCGTTTTACCGACCCCTTGCAATGTTGAGCAAGAGCATCGGCTGGGCGCATATATCCAAGCGCTTTCGCCACATCCGAACCGCAAAACAACGGCTTGCCGTTTTCTTCGATGATTCGCACCTGCCCGAACTGGGCATTTTCAAAAACCTGCAATTCGTTCATTCACTCGCTCCTTTCCTTCCCTCGTGACGCTTAAAGCGTTATACGTGGTAAAAAAATTAGACATTCCACGCGATGTCGTCATAAGTTACGCCATACAGCGCACACAAAGGTTCAATCTTTTCCAGCTTTGGACGGGTTTTCCCTTTTTCCCAAGAACCAACGGTTTTCTTGGTGACATTCAGCTCGTCCGCCACCTGCTCCTGCGTCAAATTCTTGTTGATTCTTGCAGCCTTCAATGAAATCCTCACATTTGTCACCTGCCTTTCAAAACGCTTTAAGCGTTATCGTCGATACCATAATACTATTTCAGAATAACTTTGTCAACACTAAAAGCGTAATTTTTTTCTTTTTTTATTGAAATTATGCCGCTTTAGGTGTAATATATAGGTGGAAGGAGGTGATGAGGTTGAGCGCACTTGGCAACAAGGCCATATTCTCGAAGAATCTGAAATACTATATCGAGCAATCTGGAAAAGACAGGCGGGAGCTTGCGAATATATGGGGCTTTCCATATTCCACCGTGACGGAGTGGGTGAACGGAAAGAAATACCCGCGCATAGATCGAATCGAAATCATGGCGGATTATTTCGGAATCCAGAAATCCGACCTGATAGAAGAAAAGCCGCCGGAAGAGCAGCAAAAAAAGCCCGACGCAGACGAGGGGCTTTCCGACAATATGCGTGAGCTTATGGATTTTGTGCGGACTGTCCCGGAAGACAAGGCGGCGATGATTCTATCAGTAATTCGGACAATCGTGGAATCTGGAAAATAACCTTTTCCACCTGTTCGGGGGTTAGGGTTTGTATGTAAGATATAAGCTGGTCAATAGCGCTCATTTTGGGCTTGCCCCTTTCCGCTTGATTTTAGACAAAAAATATGATACACGCATAATTTTTGTCTTGCAATACGATTTCCTACATTCGTAATTTTCAGTTTTTGGGAAAATGCGGGAGCGCAGCAGCACCACCCGAACGCCCCCGCATTTCTGGAAGATAGGCCGTTTCGACCCTGATTCAAGCCTATCACCCCGCGCGGATAATCGCAACGGGCAAAGGTGATGTATTCACATCGTATGTGATTTTTTATACCCAGTCATAAAAATGTATACGAATCGAATATGATGTAACGGGAAGAATTGCACATGAAAGGACGGGTTTACAGAAAGAAGGCTTTGCCGTGTACTCGAAATGTCTGAATTGCCAAAACCCCGGCAGGGAATGTCTCAAACGTTTGCTGACCATGACAGGCGACGAGCTGCTGATCTGGTGCAAGGCCAGAAAGAAGAGCCTCGGCTTATCCAATGCGGATATCGCCGCCGCAACGAATGTGCCGAAAGGCACGGTTGACAGGCTGCTTTCGTCCTCCGGGTCGGATGTCCGCTTCTCAACCATCCAGCCCATTATCCGCCTGCTCTCCGGCTGCACGGACGCGGAGCTTGATTGTTCCCCATCGCCGGAGGCAGACGACGCGCTGACCATACACGCCCACGACCTCGAAACCGAGGTGAAGCACGAGAAGGACATCACGCGACGGCTCGAAGAATCCATTGCCGCGTGGAGGCGTGTTTCACAGTGCCTCATTGCGCTTTGCGTGCTTCTGGTTGTGGCGCTGATGTTTTACATCGCCATGGATGCCAGCAACGAAGACATTGGCCTCATCAGAGGCAGCAGCGTTTCGCCCTTGGCGATGTTGCTTTGCGTTTTCGCGCTGGCCTCCACCGCCGCCCTGATTATCTTGCAGGGCAGATTGATAGATAGTAAGAAGGAGAAACCGATAAACGACAAAAGGGATGAATCGTAAATGTCAATCATAGAAGAGCAAGTCAAAAGAAATCAGTATATCGAGGAAGTCGCCGCCTATATCCGCGTGTCCACGCAGGAGCAAAAGCTACACGGCATATCCATTGAGGCGCAAATTGAGAAGCTGACGGAATACGCCGAAAAGCACGGCATGAAGATCGTCGAGTGGTACAAGGATGAAGGTGTGTCTGGCCGCAAGCTCATCAAAAAGCGCCCTGAATTGCAACGCATGATACAGGACGCAGAAAAAGGAAAATTCAAGCGCATCATCTTTATTAAACTCGACCGCTTCTTCCGCTCCGTCGCCGAGTATCACGAGTGCATGAAGCGCTTGGCTGTCGGCGGCGTGATCTGGACGGCCACCGAGGAAAAATACGACCTTTCCACTCCGTCCGGCGAGGCTTTCGTCAATATGAAGCTCACGATGGCGCAATTTGAGGCCGACCAAGCCGGAGAACGTATCCGCATGGTCAATGAATACAAGATCAAATCCGGCCAGCCGCTCTTTGGCGCACAGTGCTTGCCGTTCGGCTATACGGTTTCTGCGCCGGAAAATGGCGAGCGTCACAAGTACATTGCCAAAGAGCACGAAGAAATCGCGATGGACTTAATCAATCACGCTCTGACACATGGAGCAATCAGGGGCGCGATGTCCTATGTAAATAACAAATACGGTATGAGTTTGAGCTATAACGCGTGTATAAACATGCTCAAAAACGAAATGATTTGCGGAGAATACAAGGGAAATCCGAATTACTGTGAACCGTACATCAGCCGCGAAGAATTTGACCGCTTGCAAAAGCTCATATCCAGAACGCCAAGGGACACAGGCGAAAAAAGAACCTATATTTTTTCCGGGTTGATTCTCTGCCCAAATTGCGGAAGGCGGCTCACAGGTGGGACGCACAGTCCAAACAAAGGGATAAGAAACGTCACATATAAGACATATAGATGCAACTCAAAACTCCGCGATAAAAAATGTGATTATGGAAATACCGTGTTTGAAGAAACCCTTGAAAAAGTCCTCCTTGATAAAATCGAAAGCATTGTTGACAGAAAAATGATTGAAGTAAATGCTATCGAAGCGGAAAGCGAAAAAACAAGCAAATATAATGTCGCCGAGTTACAGGCCGAGCTAGACCGTCTCAATTACTCATGGCAGAAAAATCGTATCAAATCCGCAGAGGAATATGATCGGAAATATGATGCCATCGTGGAGAAAATCGAAGCGGCACAAGCCGAGCAGCAGCAAATGGGTCATGTCGATTATGAACGGATTCAATGCCTTTTTCAATCCGGCTGGCGTGATCTGTATAACTCGCTGGACGATGAACACAAGCGCTCTTTCTGGCGTTCCTTCATCGAAGAAATTGAAATCGACTGGGGCAAAGGCAGATACGGAAAAAGGGATATCAAAGACATTACTTTTTTTTGACCTCTGTTTGTGGTTAATTCTAGCACCGAACGGCGCAAGAATTAACCACAAGCAAAAATAGAGGCGTGCATCCATCGGGTGCGCGTCTTTTTTACATTTTCGTCAAAATCACAGAATCTATTGACAATCATTTGGATTTGTGCAATATAGAGATATCAAATTCTGTGTGAAGGTGGTCTTACCATGTCCGCGCTCATCTTAATCGTTGTCGTTGTTTTTATTCTTCTCAAGTTTCACAAGAAAAAAATTCCATCGCAGAGCCAGACAAACGATGTTGCTGAAAACAAACGCCAGAAATACAAGGATTTAATTAGCAAAGAAAGAGATATGAGCAAGCTCACACCGGAAGGTGAGTTGCCCGTTGGTTGGGTGTTTGTGCATGAGGATTTCATCAAAGACGCAGAAAAAGAAGTCATGTATTTTTATGGAGAATACTATAAATATCAATATGGGGAACCGGCAAAAAAATATGCCGCCTTAAAATCCCTTTTGCAATATTTCGAAGATGCGAAGAGAATTTATAAAAAGAAAGGTGAATGTTATCTTTATTGGTTTGAAAGCTCATGGGCAAAATCTGATAAGGTGGAGCAACTGCAATCTGAATTGCATTATCTTGAAGAACATTTTGACGAAATAGAAGAAAACTATAAAAAAAGACAATATATAGAAAACATATTGATTCCTGATTTGAAAAAGCAAGTTATCGAAATCGTAAAAAATAACCCCGGTATTGTCCAGACAGAGCTTTATGCACACTTTAACCCAGAAGTAAAAGATTATGTTCAGGATGTTTGCAGAACGTTATTCAAAGAAAATAAGATTAAAAGAGAAAAATATGGCCGTACATTCAAATTGACCATATAAAAAATAAGGCCGAGGCAACCGCCCCGGCCTTTTCTCTTATCCCTGTTGGTGGATATCTTCCCGCAATTCATCAATTCGGATGAACGCTTTTTCCACGTCTTTTTCCAGCTTATACGTCCGCTCAACAACGGAATTGTGCTTTTCAACCTTCTTTTCAAGCTGCTCCATTCGGTAGGATAGCAGGGCGGTCGTTTTGCTGTTTGAAAAATAACTGCCCATCAAAGTTCCTGCCAAAGAGATAACCGCAACAATGATCGTGTCCATAGGTCTTGACCTTCTTCCAGATTTTTGTCATTCGAGGATAAAGGAAATATCAACCGGTAGCCAAGTATTCGCCACCGCATCCGCCCACGCGCTTCCGTTCCTGTACCGCGCAAAGCGCACCAATCCGGCGGCTGTCACAGTGCAAAGCCATACGGCAGCGCCGCTTCCTTGGCAAACAAAATTTGATTGGGTCTGCGGCCTGTACCCGACGGGAAGCGTCGTGATGGTGTAATTCGTCGTGCCGCCCGCCAGTGTGGCTTTCGGCGTGACCACGCCCTTCACATGCACCATGCCGCCGCGCCGACGATATTGCAGCGTATTTTCCGCGTTTCCGGCGTAGGTTTCAAAGTCGCTCAGCGTTGCCTTTTTCCAGCCCGTATCAAAGCCGCTCAACTCTGTCCACGAATGCCATTTGGATGAGTAGTATGTCCTTTGCCATAGCTCAAAGCCCGTTTCCGAGCAGCGGACGGCAAGCTGGATGCGCTGCCCATCCGCGCCCATGTCAAGGACGATGATGCAGCCGGACGCGCCGGATGTAATCGGACAGTTCTTCATCGTCGCCAGCGTCGCCGAGCTGAAGCTGTAAAAGCCGCTTTCCCGCAGGTTGTCCAGATCAACGCCGGAATCCAGCGCCTTCGCGCCTCCGGGTGTTTCTCCGTGACGGAAAAGCGCCGGAAGCCCGAACTCGACATATCCGGCCAGCTCGGAAACCTTGCCAAACGCAAGGCCACGACCTGACGAATGAAAATCAATCAGCGTGAAAGCCGTCGGGATTTCCACCGTTTTCCGCACGGTTGCGAAGAAGTCTGTCACAGATAGCCGCACATCATAGGCAGAATCAACGTCCATCACGTCGTCGGTGATAAGTGAACCTGACGCGATATAGTCGCTCCCGCTCTTGAGCGGAATCCACGTTGTGGCCGATTTAGCTTTGTATTCCAGCGTATACTTGGCCGTATTTTTGCTTGAGACAGGCGAAATGACGAGGGAAAACCCGATTTTGCCGTGTGTCCCCTCGTAGTTTTCCGTCCCGTCCTCCAGCGTTCGGACGGCCACAAGCGTCTTGATGAGCGGCGCGGAATAGGCGACGACCACAAGCGTCTTGGTTGTCTTCGCCGTCCGTCCCCGGCTGTCCGTCACCGTCACCGTGACCGTCTTGGTGCCGCTTGAAAGTGTCCCGGTCGTAGGTGATGCGCCGCCGTAGGTCTTGCCGTCCACGACCGTCTTATAGGCCGTGATGGTTGAGCCGTAAGCGCCAGCCGCCTTGATGGTGATTTTGACCTTTGATTTGCTCTGAACGAATACGCCGAATTGCGCCGCCAGCCCTGCAACCGCCTCCGCCATGCTGACATCCGAAATCGTCGGCACGACGGCAGCGGGAACGTTGGCCTTGAAAGATACCGTCTTTGTGCCGATTAAGGCGCTTCCGTTGTATGTCTTGCATGTGATGGTGCATGTGCCGGATGTGCCGGAAGGGATTTGATTGGCCAGCGTGAGAGGAACCGTCCACGCCTTGCTTGTTCCCAAGCCCGTCCCGATTGTCCCGGATGCCTTGCCGAAGGTATATGTCAGCGTGTGGTCAAAGCTGCCGGACGCTCGTGGCATGTTGATCGTGATGGAGCTGCCCATGTTGACGCTTGACGCGGAAAGCGTGGGCGTTGTCGCCCTCGGAATGGTGTCAAATGTGCCGCTCCCGCTTGCCGTCACGTCGCCGTAGTATGTGCCGCCCAGCGTGACCTTGATGCCGATGGTCGAAGCAAAGGTACAAGTCTTCGAGCCGTTCGCGTTGTGAGCAACCGTAACCGTCTTGGTATAGATTGTTTTGACCTGATTGCCGGAGAGGGCAGCGGAAAACGTGAAGCTGTACTTCGTGCCGTTGATCGTCACCGTTCCGCTCTTGCTGGCAGATGAATTGATTGTGTAGCTGCTTCCCTTGGAAACAAGCTGCACCTGTACCGTGACGGATGACGTGTTATTGGCGACGGACTGGCTGCCGACCTTCCAAACGAGGCGCATTTCATAGCCAGTCCGTATGGCTTTGGTAATTGTCCCGGATGCCGCCATACTCTCACCGCCTTATTCAAACGCGTGGATGCTGTACGGAATCAGCTTCTCGTTGTAATTGATGCCGTGCTTGCAGTCTGAAAAGCCGATTTTGTCATCATATACGGAGAAGGTGCGCTCATAATTGCCATATTTCACGAGGCCATGCCATGCGCCGCCGTGCTGATAGGCTCGCCGCTTGTCGATCTCTGCGCTGATGTTGACATACTTCCCGCCGACCTCTTGGATGAAGCAGACCTCGACCACGCAGAAATCGGCCAAATCGAGGGCGATTTCCTGCGCTGCAAATTCCGCTTCTGGGTTTTGGTTTGTCCATAGGTTACTGCAATTCGCGAGGCAATCCACGCCGCGCTCGATGCAATTCAGTTTCTCCGCCGTGATAACCTCGCCGCTCTTCCAGACGTGCTTTGTGTATGCCATGATAAGCCCTCCTCACATGACTTTCGTCGCGTCGATGGTTGCATATCCGACGATGCTGCCGGTGTTCCTCGCATCCAGCCGCTTGAAAGACAGGTTCCCATTGGCGCGGGGAATGAAGGCGAAATCACCGATTTGCAGCGCGTTGATGAAATGCCCATCCGTCACATAGAGCTTATTGTCCGAGAAATAGGCAACTTCCGTGTCATCCTGCAAGAAGGAAATGCGGTCGTTGCTGATTTTCAGCTCCAATTCGTTCCCGACCTGCCCCAGCAGAATTGAGCCATCCACAAAACGAATGTATTTGCGGATTTCCTCAAATTCTGCGTCCGTGCCGTTGGCAACCGCTTCAAGGTCGGCGTTAAACTGGTTAAACTGGATTTCGACGCTTTCCTTCGTCTGTTCAATGGTCGTGCTGACGGAGGAAACAAGCGCGTCCGTTGCGTCTTTCAGATAGTAGCTCTCCGCGACGGTCGCCTTGATGTTTTCTTCGGACTGCCTGATGGATGATTCAAGATTCTGCTCCACGTTGTAGACGGCTTCAGAAGCCTTTCTGACGCTTTCGGATATTTCATTGATGATTTTCCCTTGCGTATCGGTCAAGCCCTTCAGCGAGGCCGCCAGCCCCTCAAATACGCCGCCAAGCGTCAACTTGTTGGCCGCAGGGTCGAGAAGGTTGATAGACAGCTTGCGGACGAGGAATTTCTGATTCAGCCCGTGCGGCTTGCTGACCACATCGACGTATGTTCCCAGATGGAAGGATGAAAAGGACGTGCTCACCGTCGCCAGATCGGCCGCCGTCAGTTCGATGGATTCAGGCAACTTGACAAGGCTTGAAAGATAGGCTTGCCCCTTGGCCTTCAGGTTTTCCGCGATGGTCACATCGTCGAAAATAACCGTTTTGACAATCGTGCCATATTGTGATATAGCCGCTGCATCTTCGATGAAATCCGCGCCGCCGTTCACGGTTTCGATGGTCAGGCGCTTGTCCGTGTCCTTGCCTTCCGCATCTTTGAGTTTTGCGCCCAGCGGAATGACGACCGTCGCCACGTCCGCGCCCTTGATAATCCGCTTCTGGTCGAGCAGATTCTTTCCAAACTCAATCTTTTGCGGAGAAAGCAGCGCGAAGTCTGCGAGATAATCCAGATAGGCCACGCCGTCCGCATGCCGGACTGAAAGAAAGCCGCCGAGCAAGGTCAGCAGTTTGTCGTTCATTTCCTTCCATGTGTCGGTATAGTCGATATTTGACCGCACGATATAATCATTTGGGTCTGTCACCGTCACATTGCCGAGGATAAAGCGCTTGGTTTCATCCACCTGCGCATTGTGACTATCCAGCAGCAGCGCCAGATATTCCTCCACGCTACCCGTGAAATCATAGGGTCGCTTGATGCTGTCAAGTAAGAAAGCCAGTTCTCCTTCACATGTGACTTTCCGCTCATTGTAAAAGCCGATTTCATCATCCAGCACACGACCACGGAAAAGCAGATAATCCTCCTGATAAACGGTGATGATGCTCTTGAGCTTTTGAATGCTGCCATAGTAAGGATGATCGGGGTAGAGTGTGAAGGAAAAGCTCCCCGTTTTGTTCAGCTCAAGATCAAGAGAGGGGCTGAAAATCTTCAGCCCCTCCAGCTTGTCATTGTAGATTGGCAGCCCGTCACAATAAACGCGATACATCACAAATCACCTTCTTGATAGGTGAACGTAATCGTCCCCGCTCCCGTAACCTCGACCACGTTCTCGCCCGCCACAAGTTCCAGTTCCGGCAGGGTATAGCTTCCCGCGCCCAAATCCCAGACGTTGAAACCGAAAGTAAGCCGCAGCTTGTCATCCGTTTCAATCCGTACTTCCGGCACGGCTCGCTTTCGTGCGTTGGCCAGCGTGATCGTCGCGGCCTCCGTAATGGTCTGTCTGATAACCGTCAGCGCGGCTTTGTATTTCCACGGCTCGCAATCCGCCTCAATCGTGACTTTCCCGATGCCTTTTTCAGCGGTGAAGCTGGAGACAAAGAGCCGCCCCACATAGTAAGCGCCGGGTTCATCGTCGAGGATGATTTGCAGCTTTTTTCCATGCAGTGCGTTTTTGATGTCCGAGAATTTGGTTATGAACATGGCCTGTGGAATAATTGTGGAAAACTCGAATTTGTGCCGCACATTTTCATATTTCGGTTCGCCGAAAAATTCCGTCAAATCGAGTTCCCCGTCCGCGCCCTCAACGTCAATCTTTTTGGTTTTCACGGCAGGGGAACCGATTTCTTTCTTGCTCAAAATCAGATGCAGATCATCATATGTATGTAGGCCGCCGAATCGGATGCCTTTCATATCCGCCCCTTCCTGTGGCGCTGCTGTTGGTTAATAAAAGCGTCCTAGATAAAATAAGCAGATGGTACAAACGGCTAATGCCACATGCCTCCCATCAGGAACCGATGCAGCGCGGTAAGGGCTTCCTTGCGTCACTCCGTCACGAGGTCTTCGCAACCGCTGTCGATCAGGACTTCCTTGACCTTATCCTTGAGCAGGCGCGGAACCTGCGCGTAGGTCTTCTTACCAAGCATAATCTGCTGTGCCCACAACATAGCCATCATATCTTCTTCCTTTCCGCTCATTATAATGAGCCGTCCAAAAATGTTAAGCATACACAATCTCGCTCATTTCGAGAATGCATTGCAGCAGGGTTTCGTTCTGGTCTTCGAGCGCTTTAATGCGCTCCTCTTGCGTCGGTTGTGGCTCTCCCGGTTCCGGCACTTCCGGCTCGACGTACACACTGCCGTCGTTAGAGAGCTGCACCGCGTTGTCAAGGGTGCGGTAAACGGTCGTGTAGCCGCTGAAATCGCCGAGCTGGGTCACGCCGTCCATGCGCCACGTCGTAAAGCCTGTTGTTGGAGCGTCGGCGATACCGCCAAGCTCAATAACATGCTCATTGTGCCGCGAAAACGTTACTTCCCGGATTTCGTCCGAGGCGTTTATCTTGATTTTAATCATACATTACCCCACTTGCAGCGTTTTCCAAGTGACTTGTGCAGCGCCATTTATTTGTGTTCCTGAATATGCAATTGAATCAGCATCAACCCCGAAATAGTAAGTATCGCCGTCAAAATTTCCCGGCCAGCTTCTGCCACTAATCCGAATAAAGCCGCCGTATACAGCAGGCATTGTATTTCCTTTATTACTTTCAGTGTAGAAATTTCCTTGTTTCAATGTGCCAACATTATTCTTAATGGCCTTAACAGCTTCCGCACTAGCGACTTTTTTAGACAAGCCCGTGCTCGCCATAATCTCTTCTAATGTCAACGCGTCGGATTGATTGATTTTAGCGTCAACATCGGTCTTTAGCTGATTAAGCGCATCCCCCGTCGCTTTCGCGTCGGCGGCTTTCCCTGTCTGCGTCAGCGTCGCGTCCGTGCCGGAGAGCGCTCCAACGTCCGCTGCGGTCGGCATCCAGTCGTCAGCACGCGCCCCAACATCCGCCGCCGTCCGCTCGACCTT